TCGTCATCATCCGCGAATGCCGGAAATTTCTCGACGAGACGCCGAGCACCGCCGCCAACCTGCGCTCCTGGCGCATGCGCTTCATCATGCTCGATCTGTTCTTCGGCATGGCGTGGACCTTCATCCTCATCCATCCGATCGGCGTCGACGAGCAGTCCGGCACCTTCATGCTGTTCGTCATGCTGAGGCAGTAAGGTCTAGCTCCATCAATTATCTTCACTAACTCAATAGCTTATACCATAATTTATTTGCCTTGTTTCCCAGAAAATCGCGGCGGGGAAGCATGTGGGAAACTTGACGCGGTAGCTCGCCCGTGCCCTTAATGGCGCAGCGGCCGGGCGTGAAGCACCCGACCGCCACTTGCCACAACGCACCGGATGATGCGGCGCGCCATGACCGACAAGCCCTAGCCGATATGCGAAGGCGTCTAATCCGACGACGAACGGCCCGCCCGTTCTCCGGCTCGTTAAGTTAACAGGCGAAGATCCAGCGGCCCAAAACCGGGCTCCATTGCCAGCAGGATCCGTAGCCTCCACCGCATCCACCGCATCCGCCGCAGCCACCAAACAACAGGCCCAAGCCAAAGGCGCCTAAGCCACAGCCGCAGCCACCGCAACCCCTGCAACCGCGACAGCCTCCGCAGCCGCCTATGTGGCAGCCGCAGCCGCCGCCAGCATGACAGCCGCCACATCCGGCGGCGTGGCAGCCGCCACAGCCGCCGCCATGGCCTCCGCAGCCGCCGCACCCTCCGCGTCCCGCTGCTAGCCTTACGCGGGGGCCATATTCATTCTCTTTGTCGAAAACGTAGAAAGTCCCCAAGCTCACATCAAACACTTCTTGCTCTGCAAGAAGGATGCTCTTCCCAGAGTCCCGGGATGGGATGTCTGTTGCCGGCGCATCTGCCGATGCGATGCCCGTCGTTGCCAAAGAGACACCGGCAGCCGCCCAAAGGGGGAAGGCTCTCTTTGAACGCTTCCGTTTGGAACCTTTCATCGCCTGAGCCATCAGGACCTCCCAGTTAACTTCGATAAGAACTGATAGTATCTCGCTAAGTTCCCCCCCCCGCAATTTCGGTCGTTCATGCCTCCGAATAGTGGCTTGAGGGTGGCTATCCGGCCCGGAGGGCAGCGGCGTAACCTTTCAACCGCACTCCAAAGCCTGCTGCACCTGCGCCGGGACAGTCAGATTGCCAAAAACAACAGCATAAAGACGATGGACTCCCAGTCGAGGAGAACAGCGCCCGCGGCCAGAAGATGGCTCCCTATGGACCTGAGCAGTAGCACGATGGGATCACGTTCGGCGGCACAGGGGCGCCCCTCATGTTCGCCGACGCTGAACCGAAAACGCTGACCACGGCTTAATACGACCCCCCTGGGCAAGGCCGACTTGTGAAAAAAACATCTTTGCCCGAAACGTCGGGCCGCAGGAAGCCAAAGCCCGAACCGTTCCAGTGCACACAAACGCCTTCAATCCGTTCAGCCATCTTAAAATCCTATGAGAGTGTGGGGGCCGCCGCAGCGTACATCCGGCCGCGGCGACCCCTGCCGCTGGGCCTGAAGGGCGCAGGACAGCGGAATAAAAAGCCGGAGCGGAAGCGGAGGAAACCGCCCCGGCAGTCAAATCGGCGGAAAGGTAATGAACCGCCGAACCTAATAGACGACCTTCGGATAGCGGAGCACGCGATTGAAGTCTGAGCTCTTCGGCCGTTTCCACTGCCGCAACAGGATCGCGGCGACACTGCGCGGGTCTTCGCCGGGTTTCAGCTCTCGCGAGAGCCGGTGCTTGTCGATTGCCGTGCCCCGTTTATCGACCAGTGTGACCGTACCGTCCTCGACAATGTAATGCCCCTCCTCGACCGCGCCTGGATAGCGGGCGCCCCGGGGCTCCGCGACTTGAATCCGTACCGTACGAATTTCCATTTCAAACTCCCTTCGGCAATGAGGGGTTATGAATCTCGCGGCGGAAGCTATCGAACTGCCGCGTTGTTCTGGCGTGCCTAAGCATCATGACCGCATAGCGTGTTGCAGCCATCAGATCGTCGCCCTCCTTAAAAACTTTTCCGTCTTTGCGATGGTACAGCCGGAATTCCTCGAACCAGTCGTTGAGGTGCTTGAACACCTTGAAGCGCCCCGCCTGCATCATCGTGAGCATCTTCATTAGGCCGGCTTCGACGCTGACGCTGCCGTCCTCGAACTGCGCATGCTCAAACAACAAATCTAAGCCTTGCTCGCGATACTGCTCGGCAAGCGCCACGCCTGCGCCCTCCAGCGTCTCCCGGCGGCCGTCTCGCGGCCAGGCCCAGCGCAGGTCTTTCCCCCATGAGCGCAGAGCCCCGCTGTGAATGACCGGCGTTGCCTCACGCACGCGATAGGTCTTGGTGACATAGATCGTGTCAGTCTCCCGATCCCAGGCGATCTCGACCGCCGCGAACGGATGATCCCAACCAAAATCCATGCCCCCGATGCGCGGCCAGTGTGCCGGTATCGAGCGGTGTTCAGTGGCAATGCGTTCTTCAGTGATCGGGAATATGCGGCCCGAGCCTAGAACCGGGATACCCTTAACGCGGGCTTCCTTCTCATGCTCCGGGTAGCTCGCAATGATGCGTTTCTTCTCTTCCTCGCTGTAGTGATCCACGTCGTCGATCGTCATGCTCGTCACAGTCCGATCGGGCGAGCGTTCGTGCAGGAAGCGCCGCACCACCTCCGAAACACCCTGTAGCGGGGTGAACGTCATCCACACCGGACCATTGCCGACGTTCGTGCGCGTTAAGGCTTCGGTGTAGATGTCGGCCGGCGGCTCATCGAGCCATATCCAGTCGAGCGTTTCACCTTGGAATTTCTCCCGGCCCGACATGTACGATTTCAGGCCGATGATTGATGTCCCGCCGCTGATGTGATGCACCTTGATCGTGTCGAGCAAGTCCGCAGTGCCGCGTCCGCTCACCAACTCGCCCAAAGCATCTTTTGGAATAGCGCCCGAGCCGACCTGGCCCGAACGCCCAACCAAAACCTTTTGCACCGTGTCGCGGACAACTTCACCAGTCACACCGCAGCACCAGCCGACCGTAGGCTTGTCGAAGCGGCGACCTTGCCACCAATCAGGATAGCGGCCGGTGGCGTGCATCGCCGCCTCAAATCCGCCCGCGAGCGTCTTGCCTAGCTGGTTGCCGGCCATAAGCAGACGTTCGCGAGCCTTGGCGTGATGAAACTCACGTTGTCGAGGGTAAGGACTGTAATAGCCTAACCTGTTCTCTGTACGGCGCCGGCTCAGCTCCGACTGTAACGTCGATAACAGTGCTTCGGTGGAGTTCGAGTCTAAGTCGTTCAATGAATTGCTCCAGCTCTTCGTCCGACAATTCGTGCAATTGTTGGGAGTGCGTTATCTCGAACTCCTTCGGCAATAGGCTCGCTGCGATCCGTAAATATTCTACGGGTTTCTCCACACGGGTAATCCGTACCGTCTCCTCGCCGAACTTCTCAAAGTCTTCGGCGAACGCGGTCAACAATGCCGTGCTGATGCGGTTGCGGGCGCCTTGTCTGCGCCCGCCACCCTTGTTGCCTCCGTCACCCCTCTGGAATAGCGCCATCTTTCTGCTTCTCCTCCAGCAACAGGGCCTCGACCCGTTCGGCAATAGCAAGCATCGCGCTATGGCAGAGACAGTGCCCTCTGGCGTCAATCATCTGGCGGATGCTCACCATCGGTACGCCGGCCGGAGTGATCAACCTGGCGTAAGAGTCGAGGTAGTGGTCCAGCTCCGCCCGATGGTTTTCTATTTTGTCCGCCACAGCGCGAAGCTGCGCGATCTTGTCTTCCGCAGGAGACAACGTGGCAGGCGGCGCCGCCGGTATTGTCTCCCGCGCCTTTGGCGTTCGATCCCTCATGTCAGGGTTGCCCGCGGCTGCGGATCTTGCGATCGTTTGGGCCGGACTGTCCCTCAACCGCGTCCCAAATATCGTACGAAACTTCTCCGCCGGTCGGGTCGCTCGGGAGCTTGTTGCGGAGGATCGGATCGTTGGAGGTGTAAGCCCCCGTTCCGTCTGGAACGCGATTGCCTTTGGGGTTGCTGTCCCAGGGGTCAGTCCTGCGCTTGGTGAAGTTTTCACCCTCGGTCCCGTCCACACCGCAGCCCGGCTTGACCGAATCATCGCGCCTTCTGATCGTCATTGTCTCAATTCCTTATCATCTGTGGAGCGAAGCTCCGCTTCTTGCTGAACGAGCTTTTCGGTGCCGTTCAATAACCGTTTTGCTTCCGCCGCCTTTGTCTGCAGGCGACGCAGTTCCTTGTCGCGATCGTGCTCGCGCTTGGCGATTATCTCGCGAATGTCGGGATCAAGCCGCGCGAACCGTACCTTATCCTCACGCGGCCACGATCTCGGCGGATCAATCTTGATAATCGTCTCCAGCGCAGCCTGAACAATCGCAGTTCGGACTGGGTTCGATAGCCCGAATTTGTTATGTAGTTTTTCAATCGC